TCCGCTTCTGGATGTAATGCCATCTCTCTATATCTTCTTATTAAATCATATTCTGTTTTGTAAACACCTTCAATATCTACATAGGATCCGTAAAAACCAGACTGAATATAATAATCATTCCCGTCCTCATTTGATTGAGGAACGGGAGAAACTATAGAAGGAGATTTGCCCTGAGTGTCATCAATAGAGAATCCAAAAAGTTTTGCCATTGTATAATTTTTGCCTACTTTTCTATTATAGCACTATTTAGCTAATATTTTCACCACCTGCATTTGCACCTATACCTCTAAGTGCTTCCCACCACTGAACTTGGAATTCAACTGTGAATTCTTCAATAGCATCAGTAGTTTCATATGAAAGATCTATCTGACTTATTTGAGTTGGGAATACATCATGGAACTTATAAGTTCTAAGTGTAGATCCATCACGATCTAATTGATGAACGTATGCATCTGGTTGATAAACTGCAGGATCTTGAGCACCTGTGTTATCTTCCATCTTATTAATAAGATTCATCCACTTCTCAAACGCTGAACGAATTGAGAAGTCAACATCATTGAGGACTGTAACCGTCCATGTATCAAAGGTTCTATCACCTGCTATCTTAAGAATCCTACCTCTAAAATTAACATCAATTGGTGTGATGTTTGATGCAGGAAGAGCAGCTGCTTTTATTAAAAACCTTGTTTTTTCTTTAACGTCATTATCTATAGCCGTCTCATTTGGAAAAGCAATTTCTACTTCAAAGAGATTCGGTCTAGTTCCACCGCCAGCAAGTTTGCTTTTGAACCCAGTGATTGTTCTTAATGGTGGTTTGTTAAATTGGGTTGCCATAGTTCTTTATACCTTTAGTTAAACTGTACCTATTACTTCTTCAAATGAGATGCCTGTTCTAGTGGCAACGAATGTAAGACCAATGAAGTTAATTGACCTTGCAGGTTTAACGAAGATGTCTGCTACGAACTCGTTATTATCTATAACAGCAGCAGTGTTATTTGTCTCATCACAAACAACTCTAAAGTCATTGATTCCTCTCTTTGCTTGAACATCCCTTAGGAATGGTTCAACAGTATTTACAAAGTTTGTCCTTGTAATCTCATCATTAAATTCAAAGAGTTGATCTTTAGCAGCATTTGAAATTGCATCTTCAATGAATAAGAATAATCTACGAACGTTAATACGATCAAATGCAGATGCTTTACCAAATCCAGTCTTATCACCGAATAGGATAATTCCTGCTCCTGGTGAGAAGATAACTGGGTTGATTCTATTTGTATAGAGTTTGTCTCTTTGTGCTTGAGATGGATTGTATGCAAGTTTTACAGCATTTAGTATTGCACCTCTTGCTGTTCCTGCTGGTGAGAACCAAGGGAAGTTATTAATATCATTTCTAGCACAGGTTCCTGCAATATCACCATTTAATGGAATATAACGGAATGTGTTTCCAAATCTATCAAACATATACTTGTATCCACTATCAAATACTGCATATGTTGATGATGTAATTGAAGCATAATATTCAATAACATTATCTGTAGTATCTGCAGCAGAATTTAAACTAGCAGTTGTTGTTCCAGCATTAGTAATAAATGTTGACTTATTAGGTGAAATAAATGCAATCGCATCTTTTCTAATTTCAGCGACAGAGATTAACTTGTTTGCAAGTGATTGTGCTGTTACTGTTGGATGTGATCCAGAACCCATGAGTAAGAAATCGATATCATACTCTTCAGTATTTTCAAATAAACCATATCCATTAGATAGATTACCTAATGTTGCTGTTAAAGCACCTGCAGTGCCCTCATTATAATCGTTTCCACCATAATCTTTACCACCTGTTAATGAATATCCTACATTACCATTTGCAGCAAATTTAATATTCTGAGCATTTTGATCCCATGCTTCATCAGTAACTTTTGTAAATGCATCTGAGAATGCTGTAGTTACAGCACCAGTAGGACCACTTAATCCAAAAATATTATCTGAATTGTTTAGAAGGAATTTTCTCCAGTAAGAAGATGTTCCAGCAGAGAACTCAGCATCTTTTGCTTTTGAAAGATTTAACTGCTTTTCGAGAATTGTTCCTGCGTTTCCAGTTACATCTCCATCATCATCAATTACAACAACATGAACTTCATCAAATCTAGAACTCCTTGCTGCAGCATATGCTGAAGTTCCTGGTCTTTCTGCTATTTGGTTCCAATTAATTGGAGCTCCATTTGTAGTTGTGATTGTTTGAGAATCAAACCAATCTGCATTACTACTTACAGTTGGTGTTGAAGTTGCAACTCCAGCATTTGTATAGATTGTAGATGCTACATTTCCAAATTTATAGACTCCTGATGCTTCATAATCTTTTTCAGTTTCTGTTGCATCATCAGCAGTAACATGAGAAAGGAATTTAACCTCAAGAATGCTTGCTCCTATTCCAGTAATGATACCTTTGAAATAACCAGTAAGAACTGAAGTTGATCCTGCACCTGCTACTACTGTTCCTGCTGGAACTGCTTGAGTGATACCATATCCTACAACAGCACCAGTTGTTGATACTCCTAAGGTTTGGTCTGCTTTACCATCTATAATTGCAACCTTTACTCCATTTGCCCATGTTCCAGGATTTCTAGATGCAATTACTGTTCCTGCTAAAATGTTTTCATCATATCCTTTATTAACATAATCATCTACACTATTGATTACAATAGTACCACCATCATCAGTGGCGTTTACCAATCCAGTATCTGCTGCTCTAACAACACTCATCTGACCACCATAGGCCAAATATGATGCTGCTACCATCCAGTATTCTACTTGATCATCCACATTTTGTGGTTTACCAAAATTATCTATTAAATCTTGCTCACTTTCAATTATTATAGGTAGGTTTACAGGTCCTTTTGTAAAAGGTGCTACTATTGCAGCATTTTTATCTGTTGCAGAGTCAACTCTGCCAATAGTTAAATCAACCTCTCTAACTACAATACCTGGAGATGCTAAATTTACGGGCATCTTTTACTCTCCGAATCTCGAAATCTTCTGAAATTATTTATTAAAATGTTCTTTTTCAATGGGGAAACAATGCATGAACATTACCAATCGGGGTATTGCCAGTCAATAAAGGGTGCTCTTTTCTTTCTATTACTTACTATTCTTTTAATTGTACATACTTTACATTCATATGAATATGATGATGCTGTAGCACTATTTTTACGAGTTCTATAAAACCCATCAATTAAATTTTTCTCTTCTCCACATACTCGACACTTTCTATCATTGAGCAATAAATGCCCAAGTTTCAATTGATCGTCGAATTCCATTACAATACTTGAACAACTCCTACTACATCAGGTATCTCCATCATTAGTTTCTTTTCTATACCTTGCTTCAATGTCATAACACTCATAGCACATGTCTCACATGCACCACCAAGTCTTACCTTAACATACCCTGTTTCCTCTTCTATTTCTACAAGTTGAAGAGATCCACCATCTGCTTCAATATAAGGAAGAAGTTCTTCTAGAACTCTTACTACATTTTCTTCTGTTAATTCCATGTGTGTTGCCAGATAATGTTGTCTCTTGAGATACTCGTACTGATTATCACTCATCTACTTTAAGATTAAAAATAACTAACCAAGTAATTGATAGTACAATTATAAAAAATACTCTAATCGAACTTGGTGATGTATCAATCATTTAGGATACTTTAACCTTCCAAGGAGAATTGGGATCTATTTTATCCATAAAATTAAATCCACTACCTTCAGGGTAAACATATTGTCCATTCTCATCAAACATACCTGAAGTATCTGCTATCCTTGACTCCTTTGATGGATACTTGGGATAGGGTCTTGTTCCTGCTCTCATCTCTTGTCCCTTTCTTCTTCTAATCTGATTACCAGTCTCAGGAATATTATCTTTATCCAACCAAGCAGTGCCTAGTATCTCTTTAATCATCTCTTGTGTGTAACCTTTCATCGATAATCCCACATGTAAGAACGATCACCATACTCATCTACATTCCATCTATCTCCATCTACATCAGTAAAACTTTCCATATCTTCAAACCCATCAGCAATAAATCCAAATGGTGCCATATCTTGTTCTATCTCATTCTTTCTTTCATCATAAAGTCTTTTACGGATATCATTATCCGTCATCTCCTTAAAATAATCTTGGGCACATACCCATGCAAATAATACAAGACACATTGCTAAATCATCATTACATCCTTCCTCTGCTTCAAATGAATTATGTTTCTGTGCAAATGTTGTAAGTTCTGA